GCTATTATTATTAGGATTAATGATAAAGTTCAGCGATTGTTTAATTTGGTTCTTCGGAGAAAAAAAGCTGCGCAAAATGAACCAGTAGAAGATGCATTTAAAGATCTCTCTGTATATGGTATAATTGCACAGATTGTTTCTAATAAGAAGTGGGGTAAATAGTAATAATGAAAGTTAGCTTTACAGGTACTGGTTGTTCTGGTAAGAGTACGTTATTGAATCTCTGTAGAGAATATTATGGTGATGAATTTAAATATGTCACTGAAGTAACTAGACCTATTGCGCGTAAAGGCTTTACTATTAACGAGAAGGGTGGCGATGAGACTCAAAATGAAATCATTCGAGCTCATATTGAGAATAATAAGTTAGATGATGTTATTATGGATCGCTGCATAGTAGATGGATTTATATATACGACTTGGTTATTTTCTAAAGGTAACGTTACTGAAAATGTATATAATTTTGCTTGGGATACTTTAGTAGACATTATCAATGATATTGATATTATATTTCATACGGCTCCGGTAGGTATGAAAGATGACGGCGAAAGAAGTACAAATAAAAGATTTCAAAAAGATATAGATGAGATGATGAATATTTTAATTAAGGGTAAAAGCTTCTCAGATTTATATATAGGTAGAGTAATTTATATTGAGGGAGACCTTGAAAAACGATTTAATGATATTAAAATTGCTATAGAACAACATGAGCACACAACAACTAGATAATTCCAGAGTTTCACGTCACTTAGGTCAAACGAGTTCATATGCACGTGATTATGATCCGTCACTTTTAGTACGAGAGCCTCGTTCAAGTAACAGAACATATCTTGGTCTTGAGAACGATAATCTACCTTTCTGTGGGTATGATATATGGAATGCTTATGAGATCTCTGCAATGACAGAGAATGGTAGACCGGTTACAGCTCTCGCTAAAATTATGTATCCGTGTGATAACGATTATATTGTTGAATCGAAGTCCATTAAATTATACTTCAATTCTTATAATATGGCTCGCTTAGGTTCTACTGGTGATGAATGTCTCGCAGAGATTAAAGAACGTTCAGAGAAGGACCTCTCTGAGCTATTAGAGACAAATGTAGTAGTAACGTTATTTAACCCTGGAGACGTTGAGAATGCTAATGTTAAACCATACTTCACAACTGGTTATACAACCATTGAAGATGATAATGAAATGATGGATAAGATTATGTTCTCTGAGTTTAGTGAGTCACCTAAAATACTTACTGGGCCATATGGTCTCACTGAGGGTTGTCATCTCACTCTTTATAGATACCGTAGTAGTCTTCTTAAATCTAATTGCCGTGTTACTAATCAACCCGATTGGGGCGATGTTTATATTCATATGAAGACTACTAAGTCTCTTACTAAAAGCTCGCTAGCACAATATATTGTATCATTTAGAGATGAGTGTCATTTCCATGAAGAGATTTGTGAATGTATCTATAAGCGTCTATGGGATTTATATGAGCCAACCGAGCTTGCTGTAACTTGTTTATATGCTCGTAGAGGTGGTATTGATATTAATCCTACTAGAGTATCTCATGTAGACTTATTGAATGATCGATTAATTGATCCTGATGTTCCGTTTACTAAGACTCCAAGACAATAAGTTAAATATATTAGTCTATATAACCAAAAAAAGAACCCACCCCCGAAGGGATGGGTTGTGATTTGTCTGTATCGAAGTCTTTTAGAGGTATACGCTCTGGTTGCCCGGAGTGAAAGCCTCGCCAAGATTCTTAACGATAACAACGTGATAGTACAAGTTCGCACCGAAGATATGATCAACAACGCCGTAGCGTGTGAGCATACCAACGCGAGGTGAGAAGTCGTTAGGACCGATAGTACGTTGTACCATAACAGGGATGTACGGACAGTAGACGATACCAGTATCATAGAACTCAGGTCCTTTGTAGCCCAAGAGGGCATACTCAAGACGAGCACTACGATCAGAGTTTTCGAACTGACCTTCCGTACGTGTGTCACGGTAAACGTTGAAGCGACCGCCAAGATTACCAACCTTGGCAACCCCAACAGGTTGCGTATTAACGCTGCTGTTAACAGGCATGCCGTTGAACTCAGGGAGCATCTCCATGATATCGCAAACGCGAGGTGTAGCAACAACAAAGTTTGCAGCACCACGACGGTTACGAACAGCAATTCTGTTAGCCTCAACGATAAGCTTCTGATAGAAGTCGCGATTACGTTCAGCCAACCAACGACCATCTGCACTAGCAGGACTCCATAGTGAGTAGCCCTTAGGATGTCCAGCAGTAAGAGCAACTTGAATCATGCGAATCAACATCTCACGGTCGATTTCAGCCTGGAGCTCATAGCTCATAGCATTCGTCAACTCAGTGTCGATGTCAATACCGTTCATGTTTTTCAAGTCTTGCTCAAGCTCGACGCTCCAACGAGCAGCCAATCTACGAGTACCAGCCTCTACAGCAGTCTTCTCAAAACTTACAACCATTTGAGGGATCTTGGATGTTAACTCATAGTTGGCAAGCAACTTAGCAACACCTTGGTCAAGACCTAACATCTCAAAGTCGGATGTAGAAGAAGACAGCGCGAGCGAAGAAGTACCAGTGAAGCGAGTGTCAACCAACTGGTATCCAGCTTCCTTAGTAGTGCTAACATGGGTGGCATCACCCGCTTGAGTAGCAGCAGCAAGAGAACCGTCAACACCAGCAGCAGTTGTTGCACCGAGTGCATCATCTTCGTACTTGTATCGCAATGCGAACGCTAAGCCTACCGGGCCGGACATCGGCTGAACACCAACTAATTCATTAGTGATTAATTCAGGGAATGTACGGCGAATCATCGGAATAAGAATCTTAGGAAGACGTGCGTCGTTAGCAGCATAGTTGTCACCATCGAAATGATGAGCAGTATTGTCGACTTTAGAGCCGAAAACACTAGAACTATTGCCACCAGCAGCGTTTGTAGCCTCGTTCATACACCATGCTTCTTGGTTTTCCAAGAGAATGGCAGTATTCAAACGAGTATGGTCGTCTTCAATGGCTCCAACATTCTTGGAATTGTAGTCAAGCACTGGGCTCCACTTCTCCAACAACGCTTTTGCGCGACTCTCATCGATATAAGCTTGCGATGGTCTGATTTGTTTCATACGTGTATAATTTCCTTTCTAGTCGTTTTTGATAAGGACTCGGTGGTCCATCAGGTCTCGCGACCTCAAAAAATTGAATCTGGGAAGTATTTTAGTACTTACCAAGCTCGTTCATATATGAGTTGAACTGCTTGCCGCCTTCCTCTTGAGACTCTTCAGCAGACTCTTCAACAACTACCGGCTCAATAACAGAGTCAACTGTGCCCTGTGTTTGCTGAATAGCTTCTTCTTTAAGAACCTCTTCATTCTTAGCGGTTTCTTTGTCGAACAACTCTAATGTGTAATCAAAATTCTCTGTAATAAAATCAGCTGATTTAGTACCTAGAACTTTTTGTACATATTTTTTCTTATGTTCCGGGAGGGTTGTAGATAGATCACTTAATGTTTTCTCAGCTTTAAGTGTATTAAGCTCAGATAACAATTTTGTATTTTCTACCTCAACCTCGTCAAGCTTGGTTGTAGCTTCATCAATGCGTTTCTTACCATCAACAACGGCATCTTTAATTTCGTCTTTTGCCAATGCCATGTCAACGGCGAGAATTTTGCGTACCTCAGCGAGAACATTCTCAGATCTTTTGTTCTGAACAGCTTCTTCAAGCATGTCTTGCGGGAATGTTTTCTCAAGGTAAAGATCTAGATAGTTACTGACGCTATCAACAAGACCTTCCTTAAATACAGAGGCGTTCTGTCCGGTCTCACCTTGATATCTCTCAATAACCATTTTTAATTTCTGTGTGTGATTCTCAGTCACTGCCTCAACAATTCTGTCGAGTTTATCAGTGTGGTCTTTATCAATGGCCTCTAAGAGCTGACCAACTTTGTCGGCGTGCTCTTCATCTTGTTTGGTAAGAGCAGCTTCAAGTTGCAGGCCAGCTTTTTCGTCGACTGCAGCTGTGAAAGCCGCTTGAATCTCATCGAGCGCCTCTTCCGATAAGATATCTTTCGTACCTTCTTTTAATGTTTGTTTAATATCTTTTGCCATTGTTAAAATCCCTGTTTCTTAGCGGTATCACTAATACGATCTTTCATTTTATCGTTTAACGACGCCTGTAAATATTTATTAGCGCGCGAGTAATTTTTTTCGGTCATATTCTTAATAAATCCCAAAATATCACGTTCTCTCTTACTGCTCTCCTTTGTATTACCGTCCATAGTCTTAAAGATATTTAGGCTTTACCTTGAAGTTTGCTAATAAAGTCCAATACACTATTTTTCAGATAATCTTCTACATCTTTTTTCGGTAGTGTAGATAGTGTATTTTCAAAGTCTTCATACAATTCTTCAAACTTGCCGTCTGTTCCAATTATATAATGCTTTGATTCTAAAATTCCATTTACAAATGCTTTTGGATATGAAGGATCAGCAACACAGTCAACAGCTATAAGCTTCATATCTTTAACAGAATTAGCTCCCGACCTACCTTCCATAGGTACTAATTTACCAAGAGCTCTAGATGACACACCGACTTGAACACCATCTTTAATTAATGACTCGAGAATTTTGCCACATGGTGTAGAAAGAACCATTGATTTTCCAATAGCAACATTACGGTCCATATTTAATTCTGTAACAACGTGACAAGCTCTTTCAAGATCTACTTCTGCTGAAGTCGGGTGATTTAACTCTCCCATTGCTCTTTTATTACCAATAAACTCTTTATTATATCTATCGACTTCACGAGTCATTTCTTGAATGTCGTAAACTCTACCGTTTTTGTTAACATCACCGGCCATCATATACTCGCCAACGATCCACATTCTCTTTTCGGTTCCCGAACCATTATTCTTCTCTTCAACAACATATTCAACGTTGTGAGTATCCGGAGTTTCAACTAATAATTTATGTGCCATCAGTATTAATTATTTATTAAATCTTTGTCTAATTACTTTATGTTTAACTCGTTTTCAGTCAATACTATAAATTCCATATTTCTCTTTTTCGCAAATTGAGATGCATATTTCCATTTTGCTTGATTTACAGCGTATGTTACTTGTTCATATATTATCGTAGATTTCTTTTTTCTTTTACTTTGAACAGGTGGCTGTGTTTGTTTGAAAGGTTTTATCTCAACAAGATATCTTTTAATTTCATTACCTTCACGTATAGCAATTACATTATCAACAAAATATCTATGAGGTCTATTGTCAACTGGACTTATATATGGCACGACAACAGCTTCAGATGCCCATTCAAGTATATTCTCGTTCTTATCGCACCATTGAAAAAATTTTAATTCCCACGATGACCGATATTCAGGTTTTTTTATACCGATATATTTTTTGGGGTTTACAGGGTTATATATGCCTTGTTTATAAGGTTGTTTTTTATACCTGTTATACTTCTTCATCACTAGTTAGCTTCTGCCTCGAACTCACTGCTCTATCAGCTTTAGCCGCTACACCTGCTTTTTTAGCCATCTTTGCACCTTTAACGAGCGGTTTTCTTAATTTACGAAGTTTTGCTAATTTTACAATGTCACCAAATGGTACTAATGATACTGCAGATATACCTAAATTGATTGTATGTTCTTTTGCCGCATCATTATCTTTTCGAGCTAATGCCGCAGCAGCTCTTAAACCTGAAATAATTCCATTAGCTATATCAGCTGCTGTACCAACTGTAGGTTCAACACCTGCAACGTCTAAGGCTAATTGTAACTTGTCAAGCTTGGTAGCCTTTTCATTGACGTAATACTCCTTAAACGTAGAAATTTTATCCTTTACATTTAATCTCTTCTTTCTACGTAATACTAGCTTCCATATATCAGCTTGTTCAGCAGACTTGGTACGTAAAATCTCTTTACCAGTGACTTCCATTGTATTCATATCACCAGTTTTTTTAGTGAATACAAAATCATTACCATCCTTAGTAAGCTCTATCCAATTCTTTTTCATAATTAACCTATAAAGAACATTGGTGGGTCAGCGTCTCCAAAGCCAGGAGTACCGTCTAGCAATAACTGCTCAAGATCTTTTTTCTCTTCACGACCTTCATTTAGAAGATCAGCATCTAATGTACCTCCTCCAAATAGATTCATGCCTGAATATTTACCACGAACTCTACCTATTGATATTTTTGATAAAGCTAAAGCGTATTGATATATCCACTGCTCATATATCATATCTTCAACTCGCTTTTCTAAATAGCAACCAATAATGCCATAGAACGTTTCAGCTTTAGGCTCTGGATACATTCTCAAATATTGATTATGCGGGTTAAATTCAAACGCTCTTCTTTGTGATAATAATTTCTCTCTAGTATCTAAAAACTCTTTAACTGTGTACCAACTTACAAGATCAAACCCGTAATTGCCCATCGAATAACTAAAGTACGTTTGCTGAGCTAAAGTTTGCTCAATAGTAAACAAAGTGTTAACACCTGTCGTACTACCTTCCTCAAAATTGAACACATCAACAACTTTTCTATAATCATTAACAATAGAATCAAACGCACCAAAAGCTAGCCCGCTTAATGTTGTAGTCGTAACAACTTCTAATTGATCACTTGCAATCGCTGTAGCGTTAATAAAATTATCAGCAGCAGTTGAATATGGTACCATGTTAGAGTTTGGCGTAATCATTAGCCGCACAATCTCTTCATGTGCACCCGATAATTCAAAACTAAATGTACCTAAGTCTTCCTCTGATGTATGTACAACGTTATACTCTGCAAAGCTACCTGTAGTCTCGCCCGGGTCACCAGAGACGTGCTGTACAGTCATTAACACTTTACGAACAGAAGAATGCTTCGTATCAGGATCTCTTAATTGAATAACAAACTCTGTAGGATCTAAAACGGTATCTGATACATCAATTTCATAGATTGGCTGAGCACCTGAACCTGCGGTTAATGTTGTCGTAACTGACCTAGGGTTAGATGCATCAACATTCAATTTAACAGATGTATATGTAGCGCTTAAATCAGGTGTTATTGAAAATAATTTATCTAATCGTATACCCTTACCTTTTTCATATAAGGTAGAATTAAACACAAGATATTCTGTTGAGTATCCTGCAAATTTAGTAAAGAATTCAACCGCTATCGTTATATTTTCATATAATTGATTTTTATGGATTTCCAAATTTATCATTGGATATCCTAAAGACCAACTAATTCTATCCGCTAAGCGATCATACGCAGATACTACCGAGTTCAGCGACGTACCGTAAAAATGTGATCCAGATCTAACTGCTTCAAGTGCCATTGGAAATATTTATTCAAAATCTAGTGTACAGAAGTCAGAATATTTTTCTTTAATAGGTGTTAATTTATTAATATTTGTTATTTTCTCTAAAACCTCGCTGGTTGTTTGTTTAATAGTAGGCTTTGTATATATTTTATCAGTGTATTCCCAATCTAATTTTGATTCATCTACCTCGAGAAATTTTAATATATCGTTTAATTGTTGTCTACGCCTATCTTCATTATCGCAATACAGATCTTCGTATGCATATACAGCCATATCTACATTAACTCTTGAAATCTCATTATATGTTTTTGTTGCATCTTTATGCGCGGCTTTGAGAAACTTAACGAAAGCTCGATGATCAATTACCACATTATCAAGCTTTTGCATAAACTGTGATCGGCAGTTTTCGAGATCATCATAACCGTTGTTAATAAGTTGCCATATACCAGTTTCTTTAGCAAGCATCATAGACAATATAGAGTCCCAAACATTTCTTCTATACATGAATATAACCGCGGCTTTATGCCGGTTTGCGGCTCTAACTAATCCGCTCGTAATTCTAACTTGTGTACCGTTAATAATATGTTTTATACCATCTTTATGCTTAAAAAACTTACCCATAAAGTTAGTAGTATACTCTTGACTATAATCTGTAAAATCTAGCGTACCGTGTGGCGTATAATGTACGCCATTAAACAAATGTTGATACCCTTGATATTGCTGTATTTTTACTCGAGATTTTAACCGACTAGGCTCGCGCCACATATCGTATCCGGCCGACACTAATATCTCACCTAATGTCGTAGTACCAGACCGAGCCATCCCGGCAATCAAGAACTTTTTCATGAACTCTATATATTTAGCCGTTGATATTAATAATCAAGATTATAAATTGTAATGTATGAGCGAAGAAATAGATCAAAAAATCGCGAGAGTAGAAGAGAAGTTAGCAAAATTTCGAGTCAAGGCTACAGCGGCTAGAGATAAAGTTGTTGAGCGTGAGGAGCGATTAAAGCTACAAGTATGGCGTGAGCGCGCTGAAAAGTGGGAACAAAAAGTTGCACAAGCCGAGCATCAATTAAGAAGGTTAGAGGTTAAAAAGGCTAAAGCAGGTAATAACGATTAACTTGTTTGATAACTTTCTTTTGCTTTGAGCCATTCTTCACTGTCGTCACACCACATAACAACGAGACCGTTAGGTAGCGTCGCAGTATCCGTATCCTCAACTTTAACTACATCCTTGATGTTTACAAAGTAAACCTTATCGTTATACCAAATATCTTTCTTTTTCCCAGCATGTACTAAAGCCATGCCGGTTTCATATTCTCGGTCTGCTTTTCTCTGCTGTTCCGCCAACCGTTTAATTTCATCTTCGCGATTAGTATCAATCACCTTCATTCTCTTTTCATGCTCCTTAGCATATCGCTTGTAATATGTTCTATATGTGCTTATAGGATGTTCACCAAATGGAGCTCCGGGCATAACCCATATGAAATCTCTACCGCCCTCTGGGTCTAGAGTTTTAGATGGCTTGGTAACTCGACGCCATTCTCTCATACACAAACCTTGATTCATACAGTGAGATGCAAACGCTTGGTGATGGCATGATTCATATATATCTACATCACTATTAGTATGCAGTCTTCTGAAAAGAGAATCATACATCATATCAAACTGTATATTACCGCTCCAAAAATGTCCAAACTCAGCTGCAAGCCGACCATTACGTACAGTTAACGTCGGGAAGAATGTCATACCATATTCCGTACGCGTATATTCTTTCCGTTCAAATCTACTTATTTTAGCATGTATTGTATCTAACTGACACCTCTTAGGGAAGAACATAACATCAAATCTAGTCTTTATAACTAGATCATATTCATTATTAGACTCTTCACCAACAATCTCTTGACTCGGCAAAATAATATTTTTACCTGATTTTAGATAAGCAGACCGCTCTGCACTAATATGCTGTGACATAGCTAAAAAGTTGCTCGACATAATTTGTTCTGCAGGTACTTTTACTTTGTAATAATCTACAAGATCTCTAAGAACATTCTTTGACTCAACCAATATACGTTTTGGTTTATATTTTCTAATTAAATCCGCTCTTAATTCTTTTATATCATATTCTGTTTCATATTCAGACACGTGCCCAGTATCTATTCTACCGTCTTGATAATTTCTTGGTGTTGATGTTGTATTCCAAGCATGTATAAAAATATCATACTCCCATCTAGAGTCTAATTGTTTGAAATACTTCTCAATGCTTTTATATGTATGCTTATACTGCCGCGGCTCTCCAGATATACAAATCGCTGCTCTTAGTTTCTTCTTTTTAGACTTGATATTGATATCTTTAAGTTTGAATTTTTCTTTAGATTCCATAAAATCAAATAATTTATTATATTCGCAAATATCTATAGGCTTGTTTAATTGTTCTATTAATTGCTCTGGTGTTTCAGGTACCGTGATATTTACATTAGCGTGTTTAATAATTCCAAGAACTTTGTCGCAATTACCTCTATATGCTATAAAGGGTATTCTCAATTTACATGCTGCAATAACTTCATGATGGAGACCTGTAATAAGAAGCTTAGTTGTTGATAAGCTCTCTAGATAATCATCCCATTCCCATAAACTGTAATCCTTTATACTATTCCTCTTATATGATTTGAGATGATCCTTAAAGTTAATCGTAGGACTGAAAAAGAAACTACCCACAGTAATATGCTTTGGTTTTTTTGTCTTTACATCAACAGATAAATGATATGCTAGATCAAATACTATTTTAGCATCAGGTCTATGTTGTTTTATTTCGTTATAACTTACTGCATCCCGAACAGTAACACAATCAATATCATTTTTCAATATATCAATCATTACCGGGTCAGTATTATTTTGCCAAACTGTGTTAATTAATGATGATTTTATCCCTAGCTGCTTTGCTTTTCGGCATATCTTAAGTTTGCCACCACCTATAGTATTGTCAGACGATTTGTCGTGCAACGAACCTTCGCCGTTAACAATAACATAATCCGCATCTTCAAGCTTACCGGTTTCATTATCTATATATTCGTGACCGGCTTCATGAATTATATTTCTAATATACCTTGTTACAGCAGCGCTACCGCTATGACAAGAATGGTTACCATATACAAAAATTTTCATAATTCAATAATAAACATTCTCGGGCTCTCTTCAAATCTAGCATTACCGTAATTATTAAACTTATCCAACCACCAATCAAGCCCGTGTCTCGTTTGATGTAGCTCGCCTACTATGTCTCTATGCGATGTGCTCTGACCCGGATGTGTATCAGTAACATAATGCACTTTATGAGCCATAACAGTATTACATACTCTACACATTTCAGATAGAATAATATCAACGTCTGCTTCAACGACATGCTCAAAGAAATCAAAGCTTGTAACCATATCAACACTATCGTCTAATGGTATATCATGCGCACCGGATTTAATAAATTTGACGCGGTTTGTTTGAGGTACTATTGGATCCATAGCAATATCTAAACCATATATTGTTTCGAGATCTGTATTTTCCTCAAACCATTTACAGAGCAACCCTCTACCCGTACCAACATCTAATACCGACTCCACCTCATACTCATCAATTAAATCATTAATAAAATCAACTCTACCTTTAGCGTGAAACGATCTGCCGTACTCAGTATTTTTATTGAGCCACTCATATTTGACTCTTTCTTGTTCTCTTAAGATTTCTACATTCATGATACTAACTCCTTAAATTGTGTAACATTACCAAGATCAACAATATCGTCGTCTAATATTGGATCAGATAATACCTTTATAAAATCGTCATATTCAGGGTGATTTTTACTATACACAGCTCTATACATGTATTGCTCATTGGTCCATGTTCCCCAATTTACAATTAATGAAAAGTAGACTTTATCGAGTTTTAACCGCTTACCTATTCTAACTACTTCAACCATCTCTTTATAATTTGCCTGCTGAACAACAAAGTCAATTCTCAGTTCTTTTATAAAACCTTCCTGCCTTAATCTCGACAAAAACTCCATGTTAGTTTGTAATTGATCCCAATTACCTCCACGCCTTGTTATATTATAGGTTTCTTCAGTACCAGCGTCATATGAGACAATAACTGTGTTAATGTTATTATGTAACTTATGCATTTTGTTCCAGTACTTTTCTGTAAACATAACTCCATTTGTCTGTAAGTTGATATTAATATTAGGGCACCGTTCACAATCTACATTAAATAAAAGTTCGCGGAATAATTTAGAACCGAAAGGATCACCCGACCCGGTTATATTGACTGTGCAATTTTTCGTATGAGGTGTATAAAATAAATCCTTTACGATTCGTTCTTGAATACGTCTTCGCTGCTCATATGCATTACCTTCCGTAAAGTTTATTTTATTAACTCTACAACTAGGGCATTGTAAATTACAAGACTCGTCATAACATAGATTATAAAAATCAGGCATTAAATCATCTACAATACGCTCTTTAACAATACGCTGCATTCTAGGGCCTTCAACTTTATCTTTATCAGGCAAATCTCCATTTTGTATATGCGGACACAATGTACTGTTACAAAATCTAAAAGTACCGTCATGAATAGTTTCACGAATTTCTTTTACCGCGTCTGAGTTAAAAACATCTTTAACAGAAGTGGTACGATCAATCCTGCCCGCGTAATATGGTAACCATGTATAACAACATAACGATACATCGCCAGACGGATGAACCTCAAAGTGCTCGAAAGGTTTTCTGCAAAATTTATTTTCTATATTCATAGGCTTGTATATATCTCCGATTCTTGTACTGACTTTCTAAAATATGATCGAGTAAGCTTATCTCGTACATGCCATTCTTTTAAGTAATTGTGCGCGTCGAGTATACACTTATCGTCGTTAATTTTATTAGCTGCCTCTTCTAGAGAATTGAAATACAACGGATATTCCGGGCCTAGATATTCAACTACAGCAGGTATAGGATTAGCGGCAATAGGTGTCGTGCGAGCAATACATTCAATAATTGCGTTATTAGCGCTCGACTCATATAGATCTAAAAATACAACATTTTGAGATAATGTAATATCATACTCATCATTAGACAATCTATCAATTGTTTTAGTATTACTAAAATGTTCATTTGGTTCTATGTTATGAACTTCGCGCTCTTTATTGAGTAAAGCTTCAATTGCATTTTTAGGTCTTTCTGTTGTATATGGAATTAGTCTCCATTTTTCAAACCGTTGGTTTATTGGCAGCATATATATTGAATTCATTTTTCTCAACCAATAACCAATGTTAATAACCTTTTTCTCGTTATTACTAACATATCTATTATAATCAAAAAGCATGTGAGGTGTCTCAGTCGGATGATACAAAACAGAAACAGGCATGCCTGTTAGCTGGTTAATGTAGTCAGCGTGATGTTTTGATAATGCGAAGAGACCCCCACATGCTTTTAAGCTTTGTTGAAAATTATCAGATGATATAATATTTTCAATCGAAAATTGATTGAAGAACCAATCTGGTATATTTTGCGGGTTATGAAAAATACCTACCCATGGCTCGTCATATACAAGCTTTTCATGCTCTGGACGCCATGCAAAATTGTTTTCTAAAAACCCGTCAAAAAGAACACCGCGCTCATTATGGAGTGGTATTAGCGCCTCCATAGCATACTTCCAACCACTGCGGTGCGAATTAAAAATTGTTTGACCTCTAAGGTTAATTTTACCATCGGGGTTAGTTATACCAGGGGTTAGCATCTTTTGTGTATCCCAGTCGTCGCGGGAATATTTTCCCGTAACGATTTGCAACTTTGCTGGTCTATCATGTAAGACGTGACGTATAGCTTTTCGAATAGCTTGGTGCTCACCTCGCTCTGACTTGTATAGAAAGTCTAAGACATAGTCTCTATGTACATCTTGAGAAGCTGAGGTTTTATCATCTCTACCTTCCGGTAATCCGAATATATGGCAGTGAAAGCTTTTATGATTTTCAATGTGATATTCATTTCTCCAAAACCCATGATTATGCTCCGGACCAAAAATATCTAGATTATATTTCTCAGAAAAATAATTTGTAGCCTCTTGCTCACAGAAGGTGGATCTGTTGAGGTATAAGTCTCTCCAGTATTCTGTAAAACCCTTGTCAGACGTGAATATATACCCAGCATTATATATGCCATACTCTTTATGAGCACCCCAGTAATGAGGCGACATAACTAAATTACTATGCATCAAATCATTGATTTCATCTACAATAATTATATCGCTATCTAAGAACAATGTATTCGGTTCATTCTCCAAAGCGAAATCAATCGCTCTCATTTTGTGATATATTCGATCTTGCTTATGTAAATTATTATCAGAGCGCTCAAAAGCAGCTTTATGTTCATTTTGTATTTTTGTGAACGTCTCGTCTGTTGCTGAACATTCAAAATATATATCAAATGTATCAATATAGTTCTTAATATATTGTTTAGTTTCAGGATCACATACAACGAAGATAGGCTCATCATGAAAACATCTAATACTGTATATTAGAATAACTGCTTCACGGCTCACCTCTTTGGTAGCCATAAAACAAAAACTTGTTATTTTTTCTCCACTAAATGATATATCATTATTATGAACGATTTTTAATAAGTCATTATCTGTTGTAAGATATTCTTTTGCATAATTTAGACATGCATTAATAAATGTTGTCTTATCGTTTATTCTATTAATAGATACATGTAAGAAATTATTAGCTGCTGTTTTATGTTTCGATATTCTCTTATACGTTCCATCTACACTACCGTTATCAATTACAATTAAATTCCATATACATCCTGTCATACTCGCTTCTATATGCTCTAATTTGCGTTTGACAGTATCGTCGTTATTTTGAAAATATGTTACGACATTTATTACATGCTTCTCAGGGCTACCCCCAATTGTTTTTCGCAGAATAGCAATATTTTTAGGTTCGTATACATCGTCAGCTATCGGGCGCAACCCGACAAATCTGTCATTCAACTTTAGCTTAGGTTGATTCATTTATGGTAGCTTTGTATTACTCGTCGACCCTGTCCACTCTGAGCTTGCACTAGTTATTTCTTCAATTTCGTTTGAAGTATACTCCCATAGCCCGACTGTGTCTTGAGTAATAAAAAACACAAATTCAGGCTGTTCGCCAATATACTTGAGTATGAATTTTTTACCATCACATGAATAGCGTACTGTTGACGGTCCGTTATCGAGAACGTCATTCCACATAACCTTGCTTAAATGCTCAATATCTAAAATAATGTATTTTACTTCTTCCATATTACCATCCTGGTAACCCTGTAAGGTCTACTGGATAACCGCTTAATGGGTTCGTATTGCAAATTGCAAGAGCCCCTAAATTGTTTAATATATTCTCCTTTGTTTGTCCCGGCGGTATGCCAAACGTATCTAATTCCCAATGAATACCAAATTGTTTATGGTCATAGCCACCATATCTAAATGTGATAGAAGAAACAGGAGCAACCTGTGAGTTGATAAAACCGTGATCAATACCACCTGGATGTACGGCAGATAAACTTACAGCTGATATTGAAAATGATCTAGTACCATGTACTAATGCGTTAGACCACATGTACCATTGCATTATAGCTAAACTGGATATACTAAAGTCTGTAAAGTCTGGATCCTTTATCCATCGAGAAGATAATGTCTCAACAACCCCTGCTACATTTTTAATCAATGTAAATTTAGGCTTATTGTCGTCATACCGTTCATACGTAACAACAGGATAATAAGTTGTATCACTGTCACTCGAGGTAGGACCTAACTTAATCTCAAGAACGTCACCAGACAAAGCATCTGCTGAAACCATAATATTTTGAGTTTCGTTTGTTACACTACCTTGATATGTATGGGTTGGTAAAGAGTTCTTTTTCAGAGACGCTTGCATTGAGAATTTGTCTCCAGACTCTTCTGCTTTTACTGGCGCTTCAAATCTATATATACCGTCTGATGTTACTGTATATGTAAATGTTAATACATCTACATCGTTTTTCAAACACCTAAACGATGTATCAGACATATTTGTATAAAATTCAGCATTAGCAGTAACGCTTGGTACAAAGTTGAATATATGCTCAACTTCAATTACAGGTGCACCCGATACAGTTTCAACTATTACATCTTTTGACGATGTAATGTTTGCATAAAACTGTTCACCGAACCGTGTACCGCGAGGTGTTACTGGTGGGATATGGCCAAGATATGGCCCAGGCTTAGCTAAGTTAGTCGCTCTATCACCTTTCTTATAATGAGGTATAAACGGTTGATCTAATGTAATCGTATCTTTGAAAACGTTTTTAAGATCAGCATATTGATCCGGCCACCAATCACCGCGCGACGCTAAAGTTACTATTGTCGGTTTCTCATCAAATGGAAATGTTATTGAAGGAGTGGCAACGCAAAGCTCATCCATTCGACTAGGTGTACCTCCAGAGTGCAATGTATTATATTGGAACGGATCTGTATCATGTGTAAGGTTATCGCCGTATGTACCGCCCGGTGAATATGACCCGATATGAAAATCGCCTCTTCCACCTGATACAAACATTAACCTCATAGCATGAGGTATTACACCTGAATATACATCCTCTTCAAACCCGTTAATATACAGCTTACCAGCTACTGCTAAGTTACCGTCCTCTCTAGCGCTGTACCAATTTATCTCTGTAAATCCTTGCGTGAAAGGCTTATCTCCCGGATTGTGTTTTCGACCTACTAAAACCAATCTCCAAAATGTGTGTGCACCAGTTGATACAGAGTCCCACCTAGCGATCAAATTAGGTTCGCTCGAATTACCTTGCCCGCCTGCGTCTGTAGTAAATGTTTGATTAGGAGTTAAATTATATGTTTGATTCTCGTTATTACATAGCCAGTTTAACGGTAACTCTGCTGAATTGTTTATGTTTGGTCTATCGTTAAACGCATCACCGTTAGCTCTAGTAAATGTTACATTGTTCCAATTAACATTATCATCCGACCACTGAACTTGAAACCACCCACCGTTATCTTGCCCGGACCGGCTTACCAGTCCAATAGCTCCAATCTTTGTAGGCGTACCGGTATCCAACTTTATCCAAGTCTTAGCATTATCGAATGCATCGTTTTCATCTTCAAGATCATAAATGTTAAAGGCCTGCGTTGACCTGTCAAACGGATTTGAATCTTCTATGTTATCAGAAATCTTTGTTTCATCAATTTTTATATTATTAGACGACCAATTAGGGTGTGGATATGCTATATCTTGAGAAACATCATCAGCTGTTGCTGACACTTTCCATACAATACTAAAATTATACCAAGTATCAGCATCAATATTTGTTTTTGACTCTAAGATTTTTTTATTGCCAAAATAATAGCATAGTTTTGTACCAGCTGATGGTGCCCATAATAGTGACCATGCTGGATCGTCGCTGAAATCAACATGAGGACCACCAATAGCGTTTTTAGTATAGAACGGTTCTTCAACATATGTCCAAATAGCTGAGTATGGATTATTTTCCGTACCATGACCAATAATTGAATCTTGCAAATTATCAGTACTAAATACAACTCCTTTTGCATCTACATAATTACCGCTTTGAAGATCAAAAAAGAAGCTTGGGTTATCTAATATATACCCTGATGGCATACTAGTCCTTGTATAGTCTCCAGGTCCATCTGTATGAGGTGTTGAGAAATCTAATGCTAATAATCCACCTGATACTGTTCTACCCCAATTAGCTAATGGCATAGCGCCTGCTAATCCTTCATAATTACCCCATCTATTGGCAATATCCTTACCTGTATTAATACCTCCACCGGAAGCAGGTCTAAACCAGCCGCTAAACACAAAACTATCAAAATAATTATATGCATAGTTTTCGGGGTTTACCGGTACACCGTATCCAGGATCGGTTGCTGTAAGAAAAACGCTTAAGCCATCAGATTGAAAATATGATGCTGGATATCCAGCTGATGTCCAAAACCAAGATGTACCTAAAGCATATGGTTGCATGCAATATACACCGTTACGTACCCATATGGTTCCAGGAGAAACATATCCTGGTTCTTTTTGTTTACGGGTCAAATATGTATGATAATCAGTACCACCCATATCAGTGTTAATTTGACCTTCCGTACCTAACCAAGGGCCCGATGGATCAGACCCGCATACTGTACTAACAATACTATAATCTTTGACTAATTGGTCTGTTTTTGATACAAATGTTTCATTACCAAATTCGTCAACTTCTGAAACAACATTAACAGACGAAACAAGTTCGAACCCAACAAGAGCAGGTCCTACTTTAGTAGTTGTTGTTGATGTAATACTAGAGCCAGGCGCTGAGGATGATTGATATGTTGTCTGATAAGCGAACACCTCTCCCCCGTAAGGAATAGAGGGATCCAATATAACAGGATGATTCGGGTAACTTCTATCACCCGGCTGATCCGGTACAAACTTAAATACCAGCCCATCGGCACCACTTAATGCTCCAAATGTTGGTACATTTGAAACGTAGGCTGGACCGGCTACAGTAACTGAGCCAAGAGTACTCATTAGACTACATTAACATAATAAATTATTGTAGTTTAGAGCAAATGCAACTGATTAATTTTCAGTAGAGAAGGCTGCTATAATATCTTCTTCAGATGTTCCATAGCATTGTAATGTCAGAAGTGAAACTTTATTTGCCGGTAAAACTGATGGCTTAGCTCCCATAAACTTCCAGCTAGAATTAAATGCAATGTTTGTATTACCGGTGGCGCTCAATCTTAATGATAATGTTGGTCCAGGTCTTCTTGCTGACGTGGATGTGAGATTAACTGTACTACCAGTAATTGTTGCGGTTTGCATTGATATATCATCAAATGATAAAGGATATACATTATTGTTATGTGATGTTGGGTGGCCCCAATCTTTAATACCAACAACATGTACTGGACCTTGAGCTGTTAATCCGCCACCAATTGTAATATCACCGCGTGCGCTGATGTTACCTGCGACCGTTAACATCTCGCTTGGGTCTCTTTCACCTATACCAACCTTAATATCATCATCAACTGTCCATACATTAGTACCCGTTAAGGACCAGCCAGATGCAGATGATAGCGGCGTAGTGTCAGCAACAACAAACCCACGTAGTGACTGTATCAATAACACATCAGATGATATCGCAATACCTAACGGTTTAGATATCTTATTAACATCCGTTGGAGGATCTGTATCTATATTACCCGCGCTTGTTCCTAAGAATATTGAGGAACCAACTCCGAATCCGTGAGCAGATAAATTCAATACACCGGAATACAGTATGCTGAAGTAAGATGGGCCTGAGTCGAAAACAACACCTATAACATCAGCTGAAGCAGCAGTTACTGCACTTGCACGTTGATACGTACCGTCTGCCGCTCTGTATAATACCGTACCCGGTGTAAAGTCATTTGTATATGAAATTCTTTCAGCAAGGCTAGCCGCTGATAATGGGGAGTACCAATATGAACTAGCGCTTGTTACTGTAGCATCAACGCTGTTCTCATCTGCACCGCCTGTACCCCACGACGAACTGTTAGCTACAACAACTGAGTATGTTTCAGTCCAATTCGCGGCGTTTGTATCAACTGACGTATATGCTGTATTCCAATTGCCGCTATTTGCTGTTAAAGTGTCATACGCGCTTCCGCCGTTGCCCCATGAACCGCTGAGCGATTCTACTGTTTCATAAGTTGAATTCCAATTGCCACTTAACAGTGCAATCGAACTAATTGAATCGTAAGATGAATCCCAATTACCACTATTAGCATTTAAGTCGATATACATGCTACGATGTTGTTGCATCGTATCATATGTAAATGTATCTAAGGTACCTCCGTCGTTAAATACAATACCCTCTTTGTCAACTAATATTTGACCTAATGCACTAATACTACCGCCAACTGTTAGCGTCTTGCCTGTCTCAACTCCAACAGCGCCAGCTGCTATAGATACAGCAGATAAACTCTTATCTACAAATAACGTATAGTTATTAACGTTAATATCAGATGTATAATCGTCTAACTCGTTATAAGCACTACTCCAGTTTGCAGTTAAGCCACGAATTGTATCAATACTGCTCACTGTCTGCTGGCTTGTCGTATATGCTGTATTCCAATTTGAACCAGTCGTGTCAACGGTATCTTTCGTTGTATTCCAGCCACCACTTAACGTTTCGAGGGCTAAAACTCTACTTGATAAATCATCACTTAACGAACCACCATTCCATGTAGCGCTATTTGAACGAACCGTGTCTGTTACACCGCCAGCTTCTCCGGCGCCAGCCGATAGCATTAACGTATTTGTTTCCGGGCTTGCTAATATTGCAATGTTAGGCCCAGCGCTTAGTGTTAGCTCGTTTGACGTAGTTGGATATATGTGATAACCGTCAGCTGACAGTAAGTTACCGGAAACGCTAAGCACCGCAAACGATGCACTATTAGCAGCTGTGTAACTCCATTTAGCACTTTCTCCTGCTGTCGTAGTATATGTACTGTCCCAATTTGCGCTACTTGATCTTATCGTTGTTTCTGTACTTACCCAATCAGCACTATTAGCGTTTGTAGTTGTGTATGCTGAATTGCCATTCTCAACATTAGCCTGTGTATTCCAAGAAGAACTGTTTGTATTAACATTTGTCCAAACACTCTCCCAGTCACTACTATTTGCATTAAGACCTGTCCATGCAGAATTCCACTGATCACTTCCTGTTGAACCAGCAATTATCTTATACGCGCTACCAGATGGCATCTTGATATTCAGCGCGCTTATAGTACCGTTAACAGATAATTTAACATCTGGATTCTCTGTTCCTATACCTACATTTGTACCGTTATCATAAATCTGCGAAAGTGTTACAGAATTTGAACCGCTCCATTTAGTGATATAATTAAGTTCTCCGGTACTACCTGGTTCTAAATAGCGACCATCTAAACTGGCTGCGTACACTGTACCATCAGTTGATTGTAATGTTAATGTACCAGTAGATGAGTTGAACCCTAGAGCGGCCGGTTTAATACTCCAATCGCCACTATTAGCTCTTACTGTTGAAAGTGTATTGTTCCAAGTTGCGGAAATAGCACCGACATCAGCAATCTTATCTGAATTAGTATTAGACGTTGTATACGCTGTATCCCAATTAGCAGAAGCAACAGCAATATTTGCAATGTCTAAATCATTTTGTAAGGAGTTATTGTAACCCGCTGTCCAATCGCCAGAACTAGAAATAACATTAGCAATATCTAATCTTGATTGTGTTGAATTCGTATATCCGAGATCCCAATTGCTGCTTGTAGATGCAACATTTGCAATGTCTAAATCGTTTTGTATCGAACTGTTATAGCCCGTCGTCCAATTAGCCGACACACCGGCTATTGAAGCAATATCTAATCTATTGGTTTCTGCTTTAGTGGCTGCCGTATTCCATGACCCCGATGCAGCAATGATTGTATCAATATCGAGACTGTTTTGTGTTGATGCTGTATAAGCGGCGTCCCAATTACTGCTTGACGTACTAACTGATGTATAAGTGCTAGTCCAATTAGCGCTGCTTGATTTAACATCTGACAGATCAGTAGAATCGGTTGCCCAAGTCGCGCTTAGCGTTGAAAGCGTTTCATATGAACTCACCCAAGTACCCGACGTTACTGCAACATTTGCAATATCTCGTTCATGCTGACTAGACTTCGAAGCTGTTTCATCCCAAGTAGCAGACGCATCCGCCACGTCAGATAACCTATCATTATTAATTCGACTATCTGTATATGCTGTGTCCCAATTACTTGAAGTACTAATTACATTAGCAATATCAAGTACGGATTGTACACTGTTTGTATATCCTGTATTCCAATTACCTGACGCTAATGCTACATCAGATCTGTTAACTTTAAGAACACTAACGTCATCTGAATTGGAGTTCCATGTACCAGAGTTAGATATAAGACTTGACAAGTCTAATCTAGACTGTAAACTATTATTATAAGCTGTATTCCAATTAGCAGAATAACCTGCGACATTGCTTATGTCAGCTTTATTAGCTATACTATCAGTACTAGCTGTATTCCATATACCAGAGTTGGAATCTACAATCGTAACAAGATTAGAAACTAGCGTGTTGTTGGATTGGCTGTCCGTATAAGCTGTATTCCAATTACTACTAGTAGTAGCTACATTCGATATGTCGCCTCGGTTGGCTAGCGCTATTGCATAACTTTCGTCCCATTGTGCAGACGTTGAAATTACATTAGCAATATCATGTCTACTTTGAACGCTGTTACTGTATCCTATATCCCAATTAGCCGTGTTACTGTTAACGTTTGTAACAATACTGGCAATCTTATCTGTATTGGTATTAGCTGTTGTATAAGCGGTATTCCAATTGCTACTAGAGCTGCTAACTGTTGTAAATACAGTAACCGTCTTAGGCTCAGTTGTAAGTATCTTAGTATAAGCTGTGTCCCAATTAGCTGAGCTGCCAGTAACTGCTGAATAAGCGGTGTTCCATTTTACTTCAGGCAGCGATACAAATTCTAAAGCTGCAGCAGTTGAGTTGCCTCGAAGGAATTGATTTGACGCTAACGTTTCCGGTGTATCTATAAGACCAGTAAACGATGACGTTTCCAACCCGCTTAAGCCACCTCCTGATAATATAATTGTATCGCCCTTAGCGCTTACCGCCAAATTACCTGCCGCAACAAATGTCTTGAACCGCAGATCAATACCGTCTTTGTCCTTAAATACTCCAACTCCACCGCCTACATTGCTACCAGTATTATCAACACCACCTGCCCATACAGCGCTATTAGCTTCGACATGTGCATATGTATTATTCCAATCACTGGTTAACGATACAATATTAGCTATATCAATTCTATTATCTTCGCTCTTAGTACTGGCTGTATCCCAATCAGCAGATGAACTGATAACATTGGCGAGATCCAGTCTTGATTGAGTGCTATTTGTAACTGCTATATTCCAACTCGCTGTATTACTATAAACATTAGTAACAATGCCTGCTATACTAGCTTTATTAGTCTGACTGTCTGTATAACCTGTGTTCCAGTTTCCTGAGCTTGTAGCGATATTAGAGAGATCTAATCTACTCTGTAAGCTGTTACTATAACCTGTTTGCCAATTAGCAGTATTATTATAAACGTTAGTAACAATACTCGCTATACTAGCTTTATTAGTCTGGCTATCCGTATAACCGGTATTCCAATTACCGCTAACAGATGTAACACTCTTAATATCATCTCTATTTTCTTGCGCAACAGACCATGCAGAATTCCAGTCAGATGAATTTGTCGCAACAGTTGAAATATCATCTCTATTTTCTAAAGCGATCGAATACCCTGTATTCCAGTTAGCTGATGTACTTATTACATTGGCTAAATCTAATTTAGATTGTGTGCTGTTTGCAACGGCTGTTTGCCATGTACCAGATGTAGTTGCGATTGTCGCGAGATCTAATTCAGCTTGTAAGCTATTACTATAACCAGTATTCCAATTACCTGACTGACCGGTTATTGTAGAAATATCTAATCTATTAGCCTCACTTACAGTGTAAGCTGTATCCCAATTGCCACTTGTAGTAGCTATAGTTGAAATATGAGCCGAAGTCGAAATTGCAAATGAGCCACCAGAACCCCAATTAGAACTATTAAGATTAGCATTTGTCCATGCATTTTGCCAGAACGAGCTTAATGACGATACAGACTGTTGTGCTGAATGCCAGTCAGCTGTATTCGATGATAACTGTGAAATATGCTCAGCGTTAGCCGACGATCTCGGACTACCAGCAGACCAATCACTCGTTAAACTTGTAATAGCTGATATATCCTGTCTGTTTGCTTCACTTAATGCATATGCTGTATCCCAATTGCCACTGTTAGCAGTAACTTGATCAATATCTTCTCTATTGAGAAGCATTCGTGTATATGCTGTGTCCCAATTAGCAGATGTTGTTGCAATTGTTGCAAGGTCTAATTCAGATTGTAAACTATTATTATAACCTGTATTCCAAGTACCGGAATTTTCTGCAACATCTGTTAGTCTTAAATTATTAACTTGACTGTCTGTATATGCCGTATCCCAATTACCGGAAGTTACAGCTACATTAGCCATGTCTTCTAAGTTAGCTGTTGACTGAGCATAACCTGTGTCCCAGTTACTAGATGTAGCTTTAACAGTTGCCCATGACGAGCTAGTAGCATTAACGTGTGCATATGTATTTTCCCAGTTACCAGATAAGGAATTAACAGACTGTTTAGTCTTATCCCAATCTCCACTAGCTAATGCTAAGTTGCTTATGTCAAGTTTGTTTGCTGTTGCAGCAACGTAACCTGTATTCCAATTACCAGACGCAACCGACAGGTCTGTTAAGTTATCAATAGTCGCATACGCTGTATCCCAATTGCTAGAATTAGAAATAACATTAGCAATATCTAATCTTGATTGAGTAGAGTTTGTATACGCTGTGTTCCAGTTAGCAGAGGTTGTAGCAATATTGGCTATGTCACCGTCATTAACAACTGCTTTTGCAAACCCGGAATTCCAGTCTGCAGAAGCGCTCGCTATTGTTGAAATATCAAGTCTATTTTCTTCACTTACTGTATAAGCTGTATCCCAAGTACCACTAGCAGCTATTATGTTAGCAATATCAGCTGTGTTTAACTGGCTGTCTGAATAAGCGGTATTCCAGTTTGCTGAATTAACTGCAAGATTTGCAATATCTAAATCATTTTGTATGGAGCTGTTATATCCTGTAGTCCAACTACCAGACGCTGTTGCTATATTAGCAATGTCGTTTTCGCTTTGTAATGTATTGGTATACGCAGTATTCCAGTCACCTGTTGTATTAACAAGGCTAGTTTCAAGATTACCGATTCTCGTTTGATTTGTTAAAGTACGTGTATTAGCTGTATTCCATGTACCGCTAGTAGTAGCGATATTTGTAATGTCTTCACGGTTAACAATAGAATCAGCATACGCTGTATTCCAACTAGCTGTGTTCGAATAAACATCAGTAACGATATTACTAATATGCGCTTTGTTAGTTTGACTGTCAGTATAAGCTGTATCCCAAGTACCACTAGTAGTAGCGACAGTTGACATATCAGCAGAGAGCTGATTGACCTTAGCATATGCTGTATTCCAAACAGCACTTACAAGCGCGCTATTAGATACATCAGCTGACAACTCAGCCGCCATTGAAAATGCAACATTCCAATCCGCTGAATACGGTCTTAAACTATAAGTAACATGCTCGTCGGCTCTACCACCCGAGTTCCATGTACCAGAGTTTGTAACAACATTGGCAATATCTAATCTCGATTGCGTACTATTTGTATACGCTGTATTCCAATTAGCAGTATTATCATTAACGTTTGTTACAAGGCTAGCAATATTAGCTTTATTGGTTTGACTATCTGTATACCCCGTGTTCCAATTAGCAGTACTTGGAGCAATATTTGAAATGTCTAATCTATTCTCTTCAGCTTTTGTAGCAGCAGCGTCCCATGTTGCTGATGTTGAAATAATATTAGCTATATCAGCTTTATTGAGCTGACTATCGCTATATGCTGTGTTCCAATTACCAGAATCAGATTTTACTACTGTTCTTAAATTATTTGTCCATGTCTTATTACTTTGGCTATCCGTATACGCTGTATTCCAATTCGCGGTATTGTCGTTAACGTTTGTTACAATGCTAGCTATGCCTGCTTTGTTAGTCTGACTATCAGTATAACCGGTATCCCAATTAGCCGAGGTTGTTGCAACAGTAGCAATGTCTAAATCACTTTGTACAGATCTTGTAACTGCTTCATCCCAAGTTGCAGAAGCGCCTGCAACATTAACTATATCGTCTTTGTTTGCCTGGCTGTCACTATAAGCTGTTTGCCAATTAGCTGTATTAGAATTAACATTAGAAACAATACTATTGATTCTGTTTCTATTCGTAACTGATCTAGTCTCAGAAGAAGTAATTGAAGCCGTTAATGTAGAGATGTTAGTTACATCAGCCGATAACCAAGTAATAGTAGAGTATGCCTTATCCCAGTCGCCTGAGTTAGAAATGACATTCGCGAGATCTAACCGAGATTGGGCGCTGTTATCATAAGCTGTATTCCAATTAGCTGAGCTACCTGTAACTGCTGAATAAGCAGTATTCCATTTTACCTCTGGCAAGTTAACAAACTCAAGAGCAGAAGCGTCACTGTTGCCCATCAACACCTGATTAGCAACAAGCGTTCCCGGCGTATCCATAAGACCAGTAAAGGCCGAAGATTCCAGACCGCTCAAACCACCACCTGATAATATAACAGTATTACCTTGAGCGCTTACTGCAAAATTACCAGCAGCAACAATTGTTCTAAATTGTAAATCAATACCATCCTTGCCAGAGAATATACCAACTGCACCACCTACATTACTCGCTGTATTATCTACTCCGCCTGCCCATACCGAACTTTGACTATAAACTTGTGTATATGTTTTATCCCAATCACCTGAACTGGAAATAACATTAGCCATATCCAGCTTGGTCTGTGTCGAATTTGTATAAGCTGTACCCCAGTCGCTTGTTAACGAAACAATATTTGCGATGTCTAATCTATTGTCTTCTGATTTAGTACTTGCTGTGTCCCAATTTGCAGAAGATGCAATAACGTTAATTAAGTCTAATCTGTTTTGAGTGCTCTGTGTATAAGCTGTATTCCAAGTACCGGATGTACCACCAATACTTGCTATGTGTACATTATTCGTCTGACTATCTTCATAACCAGTGTTCCAGTTAGCAGACGTTGAAATTACATTAGCAACATCTAATCTACTTTGTAAGCTGTTACTATAACCTGTTTGCCAGTTCGCAGTATTATCATTAACATTAGTAACAAGACTCGCTATACCGGTCTTATTGGTTTGACTGTCTGTATAAGCTGTATCCCAATTAGCAGTATTGCTGGTAATTGTTGTTATATCTTCTTGATTGTCAATGCTTAAATCATACGCAGCAGTCCAGTTAGCACTGTTTGTTGCTAAGCTTGAGATGTCTAACTCATTGTCGACAGACTTCGTATATGCTGTATTCCAGTTCGCCGTGTTATCATTAACATTAGAAACAATACTAGCAATCTTGGATGTATTAGTATTACTAGTTGCATATGCAGTATCCCAATTGCCTGTATTATCATTAACATTAGATACTAAGCTCGCAATTTTAGAAGTATTCGTATTGCTAGTTGTATAAGCTGTATCCCAATTAGCTGATGCTGATATAACTGCGTCTATGTCAAGACTGTTTTGAGTAGATGCTGTATATGCAGTGTCCCAATCACCGCTATTTGCGACAAGCGTAGTATAAGATGTAGTCCAATCTGCGGATGAAGTATAAACATCTGTATGTGTACTATTCCAGTTACCAGAATTAGCATTAAGATCAGTTAAGTTAGCTAAATCGTCCCATGTACCGCTAAACGAATTAACAGTATTAACAGTGTTAGACCAATCAGCCGTTAAACTTGTTATGCTTGATATATCTGCTTTATTAGCTAAACTTTCTGTATACGCTGTATTCCAATTACCAGATGACGCGCCAATGTTTTCTATGTCAATAGTATTAGCACTAGATTGATTATAAGCTGTATTCCATGTCGCGCTTGTCGTCGCGATATTGCTTATATCGCCTTGATTGTCTGTAGCTAATTGAGCCCCAGCTGTCCATGTTGCGCTGGTGGCACCAACATTTACAATGTCAAGTCTGCTCTGTACGCTATTTGTATATGCTGTATTCCATGTACCGCTTGTCGTACGAACCTTGTCGAGTTTAGCTTTATTGAGCTGGCTATCTGCATACCCTGTATTCCAGTCTGCGCTAGTTGTTGCAACGTTCGATAAATCATCTTTATTAGCGATTGCTTGAGTATAGCCTGCACCCCAATTACCAGAATTTGATATTACATTAGCAATATCTCTTCTGCTTTGTAAGCTATTTGTATATCCTGTATCCCAGTTGCTTGAAGCAGATATAACATTTGCAATGTCGGCTTTGTTTAATTGACTGTCGCTATAAGCTGTATTCCAATTACCAGAAGTGGTTATAACATTAGCAATATCTAAAGCATGTTGTAATGTATTATTATAAGCTGTATTCCAACTAGCAGAGTTTGTCGCGACATTGTGAAAATCGCCAATGTTCTCTAAACTTCGCGTATAGCCTAACTCCCAGTTAGCTGAGTTAGATTGTACTGTTTGATGGTCACTAGTCCATCCTGCATTTGTTACTTCCCAGCTACCACTGTATGTTGAAAGTGTTGTATATGTACTTTGCCATTTAGAACTGTCTGTTTCACCGGCATATACAAGATCGCGAGCACTTATATTACCGCTAACGGTTAATGTTTCGCCAGGTTCTTCTACTCCACCTATACCTACTTTATTTTGGCTAGCATCTGAAAAAATTGTTTTATTGTTATCTTTATCCTTAACGACGAAGTCAACGTTATTAGATGCATTATTAACTGTAACTTGGTGAGGGGCCGTACCCTTTTTATGCATGCCAAATAAATTAAGCCCACCAGCGTGAAATCTTATTCTATCATCGGTAAACTGAATATATGTATTACCATCACCGTTGTGATAGATATTCTCATTTACACCTATGTCTCCTGCTACGTCAAGATCGTAGGTAGGATTAGAAGTACCAACACCAACCTTACCAGAAAAATAATTCGCATCTCCAGTTGCACTTAATCCGCCCGTTGCACTTATGTCGCCTTGTACTGTTAATTCATGAGTCGGGAGTGCATTATTATTAGCACCTATAAAGACTTTAGTACCGTTACCAAATACTGCTCTGTTACCCGTATCATAATCTAATATTAGCATCTGGCTACCGCCAGCAACTATTCTAAATGCATCTGATACGCCAGATTCTATCCAAGTACCTTTATCGGTTTCAAAATATACTCTTTGATCTTCGCTGAATAATATATCACCTTGCGCGCTTAAATCGCCATGTACAGTAAAATCTTGATATATAGTAGCGCTATTACTAGCTCCCCATGTCCACGTGCCACTGTTTACCGCTAACAAACTGAGGTCACTATAAACATCTGTCAACCACGATGCGCTATTTTCAGTAACAGCTGTATTAGCAAGATCCCAACTGCCGCTATTTGTAACAAGCGTAGTATAAGCTGTCTGCCATTCTGCAGAATTGCTAAATGTTAATAAATGAGTGTTTTGCCATTTACTAGATACAGCGTCGGAAATCGAGCTACCACCAGCTCCTGTATCCAAAACAACCGTACCGTCATCGTTTGATGATAATGTATCATTTGATACGAGAATTGTATGTACTAATGTAGTAGCAGGGTCACCGTCATTCTCTTGAACGTTAATACCAGCTATAAGAGTACCAGCACTTGTTTGTACTGCATTTGTAACGTACAATCTACCATTAACTGTCGTATCAAACCCGGCTTGGTTAGCTCCTCCTAAAGCAATGCCTCCCGACTCAATAGATATTGTTTTGTCGTGAGCTTCAATAGATATGCCTGATGCAGGTCCAGCAGTATCTGATTTAATTACTAACTGACCGGAAGTAGTAATCTCATTTGACGGGCTATGTAAATAAATTGCTTCTGAGGAAAGAGAGGCTGCACTTAATGTATACGCGTTAAGTTTAGCTGATGAACCGCTATCAGGTTTTATATCGATACCAACGTTTGTACCGTCATCATAAATTTGCGAATTGCCTTGCCCTTGCCACGAGTCTGTTTCAGTCCATTTTGTAACGTAATTCTCTGTACCACCAGCACTAAGAGTTGTAACAACGGTATGTGTTGCATCCCAATTGGCGCTTGCTGCAGCGATCTCTGATAAATTAGTAGCTGTTTTGTCAGACCAGTCAGCGCTGTTAGAAGTAACAACAGTTCTTATTTCGTCCCATTTACCGCTAGCTTCTGTCAACAAGCTAATGTCGCGATAAACGTCTGTTAACCATGCGGCACTATTTTCTGTAACAGCTGTATTGGCTAGATTCCATCCTGCAGATGCGAGTGCAATATTGGACATCTTAGTACGCTCTGCATAAGCTAAATCCCAATTAGCGGAGTTGACCGCAACGGTGGACATATCAAGCTCATTATCGACAGCTTTTTGCCAAGATGCACTATTTGTATGAACAAGTAACCAGCCAGAATCCCATTTTACACTGCTCATGTCTCCAGCATAAACGATCTCAGAAGCGCTGATAGAACCATAAACAGAAAGTTCTTCTGGACCTTCTGTACCACCAATAACTACAATATCATTGATGTCTATAGGATGTAATACATTTTGACCTGGAGGTTCTTCCCATTTCGTTGAACCACCGCCCCAACCTGCAGAGTTGGATTGTACAACAGCATAAGCATTCTGCCAATTACCGCTTACATCCAAATTGTGTAGCGAAACAGCGCCATGCACAAATTCCGTCGTAGCTAATCTTGTATCAGTAGCAGATGTTGGATGAGTATATCCATGTGCATTTATACCAAGATTCCCGGAAAGACCATTATATAAGAGGATTGAATCTGAGGACGACGAACTAAGGCCAGCGAATACTAGGGTTGTACCGCCCGAACCATAAAGATTCTGGGTGAGTATTACATTAGTAAACTTGGCCAAGCTTGTTTGCCCGCCGGTTTGACTCAGTGCCATTAAGAATATTTATGGAATTCCGCTTGTATCTAGTGGGAATTATCATAAACACCAATCATTTTAATAGCACCGTCAATTATAGTAGGAGAATAGGAATAATTACCGTTTTCATATGCAATAATTGCACGCACAACCTTTTTTAGGGCTGTAACGTCCTTAATTTTACCTTCTTGAAAAAGACATAATTTTTTGGTAGATGAAATACCTGTCTTTTTACTGACATAAGATATATATTTCGATGTATTATTTTCATGTGGAGGGGCCCAGCGGCGAATAATACCGTCAATAGTGTTAATATTATATTTTTTATCGTATGTACGTAATACGATGATCAATGCTCTAATACCATATTCAGGTGACTTGAACTTGAGAAATCTACCGTCAGTACCAGACCTACCTAACCATTTGTCGCCCACTACTAAATTACCTGGATTATTATTTTCAACTCCGCGAGGCGCTGTAAATCCAGTAAACGCGATACAAAACAATGCAAGTATTGTACGTTTCATGCATATATTATGGCGGGATATTAAAGGAACGTCAAGCTAGTTATTTGGTTGCGCTTGTCCACTTATCTTCATCAGGCTCAATTGGGCGATCTTCGCCCCATGGTGGCAAAGACTTATCATATTTTCGAAGATCATTATACATTCTGAATATAGTAATTTGAAGATGACGGATAGCACCTTGCGCCGAATGTATCACCATATCTTGCTCTATTTGTCGTTTAGTTAGAGCATTAATGAAATTATGATAGTCACCTTTTTCAGCTTCATGAGCGATAACTAACTGCCTAGCTGCTTCTTCCATTTTAATACGTTTAGCTCTCTCTGTTATATAGCCGTAACCTGCTAAACATATAACTAAGCCGATTATAATACTCCGACCAAATGTGGAGCCGATTTTCACATAACTATTTAGTCTCTTTCAAAGGGAAAGACTATCCATTCATCGTCCGGAAACTCCTTACAATAAGCGCTTGGTATCCGAGATGTACTGGTTTTTATATATGGACAGGCAGAATATATGTGAGCTCCACCCGTCATTCGAAACATATAACTATATGCATACCCTAGAGTTGTACCTTTATCGCTTATATCATCAACTATTAATACTCTGTCATGACGGTCGAAGTCATGTACAATTGAACCAAGGTCCTGCGTTATTTCAACGTTATCTCCAGCAGTTTGATTGTCATATAATTTAAGACCAAGTGTAAGGAAGGTTTTCGGCTTAACAATTTCTGCCATTATTCTTGCGGGAACTAAACCGCCACGAGATAATGCAACCATATAATCGACATTCGGAAAGTTACTAGATACTTTAATAGCAGTAACATCGCAGTCTTTATGAAAAGTATCCCAATCGATATATGTTTTATCCATACATCATTATAAGAGCAATACAATGATTATTCAACTAACCATTTACCGACATGCTTAGACAGTTCTTCAGCGGCGTCATGCAGCGCTTTTTTACGTTCCGGCTTTCGGGCTCGTTTTGCTTTTTCGTATATTTCAAGAACGAAGTCGTGAGTTATTTCTCTCGTCACGACATGCTCGTTCACCTCTTTTGGAACGATATTTTTTTTACTCACTGTTTTTCTCCCGCTCACCACAAAATATTTAATCTATTGTAGTTCATAATAAAGTCAATCTTACCTTTTATGAGAGAATACATAAATATTATTAAAATGAACTCAGAGTTTCCGAAATATATTTGGGATAATGATACCGGGCACTTATTAATATATGAATCTAAACAACCATTCATTCACTCATCTGAGTATATGGATGGACCAATCGTTTTTAGAACTATAGAAAAAGCTAGAGAGTTTCTAAAAGAAAATAACTTACCAGGTAATATTGGAATTAAAGTTTATTAAAAGTATCTACCCGGTTAAACCACATATAAGAATATTTTTGAAATTGTATCTCATTCATTTCAAATGACTGAAATTGTAAATCTCTAGAACACATCAGTACAACACCATTTTGAATCTCTGTATCCATCATATAATTATGTGCATGAGTATAGGCACATAACTGCAGATAATAATCCTCGATCCATTCATCTTTCTTAGGTTTATTTGTTTGTTTGAAATCAATAATATGAGGGACACCTTTATACATTCCAACTAAATCAGTAGTACCTGCATACTTATCTTTATAATATAATTGAACTTCAGATCCCCATACTTCGGAAACGTGCTGAAGACCTTCCTTAATAATAATGTCAGCCATTTGATTAGCTTGAGAATGTACAGGGCTATAATCATACTCTCGCTTTTTCTCTTCAACATAACATTCTAATGTAAGATGCATTGAAGTACCAACAGCAGCAGCCTCATTTCTAATTCTTTTAGCTTCCTCTTTACCTACTCTATTTTCCCAAACTTTGAGACCAGAATTGTCTTTTGTATTTGATAGTATAGTTGTTACGGAGGGTACTAAATCGCCTTCAGGAGTTTTATATAAACGCTTACCAGTAGTTTCATCGCGCTCTAAGGAAGGGTAAGGGTATTTATCGAAGTCTCTAACCACACTTTAATTATAATATATTAGCACAATAAATCAACTACTTTAGTTGATCTATTTTTTCTTCCAGCTTATCAAATCTACTATTAAAATATTCAATAAGCTTATCTAAATCTTGCTTTGCAACATACTTTTCGGGCATTGCTAGTGCTAGGTCTGCTAATTCTTTACGAACTTCTTTTAGGTCTGATTCGTGATGTCTCTCTAAAGCTTCGATATCATCTTCGATCTCTTTAACACTTGACCATACAATTCTGAAAACCCAACCACCTAAACATACAATAACACCAAAAGCAGCATTAATAATAAGTTGTGCGTCTACCTCCATATATCAATATTTATTCAAAGGAGCTTAATTTTACGGTTCACTTTCTGAATAAGCCCAAGTAACACTTGTACCGTCTAATGGAAGATATTTATGACGTGTAGTACCACCGTCATTCCATTTAATTATAAGTTTATTACCTTTAACATATATCATGGCTTGTGTACCATTTGTAGGTAACGGTACAGCTGTTGTATCTGTATATTCGTCAATTGACATACAAGCGCTTAATGTCCCTATATGAACTGTTGTCTGAGGGTTATCTTTACCAAGACCAAAATGTCCTTCAGTGTTTATAGTAAACCGCGGCAAATTTGCCGTCTCGTCACGAATTTGAAATTTATCACTTTGATACCCATCTACACCTAAAGACCAATTTCTACCATCATTTTCTAAGCGAAATTTACTTTTACCGTCCGTGCCTGTACTTTTAATACGGGCAGCAATGTCTAATGAAGAGCTTTGAATATCAAATGAATATTCCGGTGCATGAGTACCTATACCCACTTTATTGTTAAAATAATTTATACCAGAAAACGAACTTAAACTTTCAAATAATGCAGACCCGCTACCGCTAACATTACCATTAACAGATAATTTTTCAACTGGTATACCACCAACACCAATACCGACGCTTGACATTGTCGTCATATTGCTAAGATTAGGTGTCCAAAATCCCGTCAAAACATTTTGATTTGCAGATAGGGATTTAACGTTTCCAGTGTTATTAGACGTATCAAGCTTGAGAGCAGATAATGTACCTTCGAAGGTTGTATTAAATTCCGTAATAACAAAATTGTCAAATTTTAATATTTGAGTACCTTCTGTATTTTCAATAATTAAAAAATCACCAAATTTTATTTCGTTCGTTTCTGGTAATTTCTTAATATTAACTGATGTTTCGCTATCGGCCATTTGTATTATTTAGTCGGTACATCCTCCAGACAAGTATACACTGAATTTAGGAGTACTGGTAGGTTGTAAATATGTATTTACCTTTTTATATTCAACAACGTCGCCCTGTACTGAAAAGTTTTTAATTTCACAATTCATTACAGATTCAGACGTACTAAACGCTAATCCAGCTCGAACAACATCAGCGTTTGTGAATGGGACTAATCTGTCACCAAGCCCAGTTTTCAAATCCACCTCTTGATATAGATAGTATTTGTCATCTGTTGGGCTCTTCATTTCGACTTTAACTCGCTTACCGTTATTCTGAAGAGTTACTCTAACAGACTTAAATGTTATATCATCTCTACTTGTAACTTGTTCATGTAAAGTTAATGGCGGTGTGTTGCTATATCTTTCATCCGCTGTTAGTGTTGGAGCAGTTGCAGTACCGAATGTACTTAAATTAGGAGATACACTGTATACATTATAACTTGAAAGCTCACCGGAACGCAAACAAATACTGTTTGGTGATAATGCAGGTTTCATACATGAAGAAACAACAGTCGATGATGTGTCTAAAATTCTACTGCCAGGCTTACCGTGATTTGTCGTACTAAAATCGCCTTTAACATCAAATCCAATCCCTAAAAAAGCTCCCTGTAATCCATTTATCTCCGCACTAGCCGTTGTGTTATATGCAACTGGACCTTTATAATTCGTATAACCTAGCGTGCTACCAATACCACTCGGATAGAATTCTTTCCTTGCATCAAAAAAGAATAAGCAAAGACCATCTCCAGGCGGTCTTCCGGGAAATGTCGTAAGTGTTGGTACTATTGTGGCCATGCGTTTTAATTATTTATCTACTAAATACTTGTATGGAAAGAAGGATGGCGTGTAAACCCTATAGTTATGAAGAATGGACATCTCCAATACCTAAGCACCTAACTCCTGAAGAACGGGAGAAATGGGAGAAAGAACTTGAATGGGAACGTCAAGAGTATGAGCGCCGAAAAGCTGAAGGTATGTATCCATATCACAATTAAACTTTTTTAGCACTACCAGTTACATCCCGTTCATACATATAAGATACAAACATTGGGTGCTTAATTAATTCACCATTCTTATCCTTCGGAAATTCTTCTGTATATGTTCCAAAGATCCTATCCATAAAAAATAAACAAATACCGTAATTCATGTTATCATAATGATGGATGTCATGAAGTCTAACTAGTTTTCTAAACCATTTATACTTCCATAAGAAATGACCTTTAACATGAAATGCTGTATGCATATTAAGAACAATACCCCATGCATATATCCAGGCACCTAATCCAAATGATAATGCATACTGCCAAGGTGCAAATGTAGCTGCTAATATAGATGTGATAACACCTACTACATACCACGTCCAACTATTGGCATTTCTATATTCTTTTGTGCGCAATCTATTAACGGGATATTCAACTTCATGATGTTTATAATGTCTGAAAGCGACTCCTTTACCGAACATGCCTTTATGTTCAACCCAACGGTGCCAGAAATACCCTACGAATTCAACGACAAATGGACCGGCTAGGAAAAATAATGCTGCGTATATAATCCATTCCACGAAATTATTTATTACAAGAATATCGGTTTTACACGGGAGAGTCATTTTCTCCCGGATTATCAGGAGGTTGCGGCTCCCCGCCTTCTATTTCTATCCATGATTCTGCTTCTTCGTTCCATACATATTCTTTATTATCGTTAGGATAGCTGACAGGTGGTATCCAACCATTTAACTGAAAATCGTAACTCCAGGATGGAAATGGTTGCGGGGATCTAAATATATCTTCATCTTCTAGATATTCACATCCAATACTCGCAAAGTTTAATCTTAAGTTGCTGTTATATGATGTTTGCTTCCAAACAGTATTATCGCCGAACATATTTTTAAGATACTGAATACCTGTTTCTTCATCATCATTAAATTTATTATTGTCTAATACTATAACTTGTATAACAATATTATCTTCATTTAATTGTGCAAAGTGTCCCATTATTCGTCTCCCTCATGTACTATCTCTCTCCAGTTTCCTGGTAAAAATTCATTCCATATATAATTTTTATTATCATCAGGCATTGGATGTATTGGGTCCCAATTACAAGTCTCTTCATTTAATTTACATGATATAAGAGGCTTTGGCGGCACAAAAGCATCACGTTTTTTATCATATGTATACCCCGGGCTAGCGTAATTTTTCCTAAAAGGTGTACCACCTAATATATGAATACCACTTCTCGTGTTATATGATGTTTGTTTCCATTCCTTATGGCTATGAAGTCTTTGAAGATATGCAATACCGTTTTCTTCGGACTCATTACCATCTATATCAATTAGATGTTTATTGTCAATACAATGTACAGACAAAACTATATCATTTCGAATTTTTGCAAAATGAGCCATTATTCTTTATACCTCCATCTAATAATTACAGTACCGCTGCCACCGGTTCCACCAGCATCATTGCCGCGGCCTCGACCTGCACCGGCACCTCCACCGCCGCCACCGCCACCTGTGTTAACAGTACCACCGCCACCAGATAACGATTTTAATGCTGCCGAGTGACTGTCAACACCATTACCTCCACCACCAATGCCCTCAGGTCCACCTGATACCCCTTGCGTACCATTCCAAACCCGATAATAGGCCCATGCAC